ATTTTGTTGGTTTTCCACGCCGTGGTAACCGGTGGCGTGCTTGGGAACTTTATTGTCCCTTGAATCCGGTCAGGTTTAACTCTTGTTCGTTCGGGAGACTTATTGGTTAGTGGATTCGGCCCTTGATTGCTGCCCTTCCCCTGCCATTATCTCTTTGTAACTTACTTTTGGAGTGATAAGACTGGATTTTTCCGAACTTTTGTGGAAGTGTTGATGATGGAGTGCCGAATTGAGACCCATTGATTAGCGCCTGAGAAAACAGCGTGGACTTGTTCCGATACGTTGAATATTGGGTTTACTGATCTTTCTGGTGTAGGTTTGGTAGGCATGGACCGTCACTTTATTTTATATCCTTCCTATTCTTCGGTTTTGTGCCATGGTAGGTCAAGAACCTTAGGACCCTCGTTTAAGCTCGAATCGAGTGGGAAACCTCTGGAACTGTGGCCATGGAGACAAAATTCTTTCCTCTCTTTAGGGGATCAGAGCCGCTTTTGCTCGGGCATTGGGTTTAACTTCCCCTTGTGCCTTAAATCTTAGTTGCTACAAAACTACAGAAGAAGCTTATACAAGCTCGTGCGCAGAGACCAGGTGCACGTAAAAAGAAACTGGTTTACAAAAGTCCGCGAAAGTCGCGGCCACGTGCTGGTATGGGAGTGATTGAGCGGAAGTATTCTATACCCGCTGCTATGTCCTCCTCTGTCAGGCAGGTAGGTGGTTCTCGTACCCAAATCCCAGGTGGGATTCGTGTTTCGCACTCAGAACTGGTTGCTACGTTTACGTCCACTACGGCTTTTACGCCTGTGCGTCTTCAGATTCAACCATCTTTGCAAACTTTTTCGCCGTGGTTGGCAGCTCAGGCTGCTGACTATGACCAATACCGTTTGGTGCGTCTCGAGGCAGAGTACAGACCAAGTTGTGGCACTGATAACTCAGGTTCCGTTATGATGACGTTTGATTACGATCCTTCTGACCGAATTCCAGTTAGTGAGCAGACCATGTCTACGTACATGGGAGCCACTGAAGCTGCTCCTTGGCTTCCACAAAGAACTGCTATGGATGCAGCCGCCGTGCATGCAACGGGCCCTCGTAAGTACTTGCGAACAGGGCCTGTGGCTGGAGATCTACGCACTTATGATTCGGGTCAATTTTTCTTTGCTACGCAAGATGGACCTGCCGTACCCATTCTTTGGGGAAAGCTTTGGTTTCATTATACTTTTGACCTGCTAGTGCAGACCTCGCCCATTAATCCCACCGCAACGCAAGTCTTTTCTTTTGCGTCGGTGAATGCCCAAACCATTGGAGCTGGAGGTTTCCTTAATGGATCCTTCCCAACTGCCCTCTCGAATTTTGCTAACGCTTTTACGTTGGACGCTCCCACTAGTACTTTGATCACGTGCCCTGCAGGGGTATTTCTTGTGGTCTTGTCTGGTGGATTGGTCCTTAATGCTGATCAGGCGGTCCGCTCATCTGTTCAAGTTGTCCTTCAAGTTAATGCTATTAACTTGACTTTACAGACTATACCTTTTAGTTCTGGAGCGGGCACTGCTGGTGAGGGGGGTGCCCTTAACCTGATCTTTCCAATTGTTACCAATGCGGGAGATACCGTACGGATTGCTTTTCAGAACTTTTCCACACAATCGGTGAATGTCCTTCTACCATGTGTGATTACTTTTCTCTCCGTATGAGTTTTGTGTTGGTTGTTGCTGTTGGTGGGCTTTACGTTCTTTTGGTTTCTTTTCTTGTCGCAAAGAAAATGATCACTCATGTGGGTTCGGACAGGCCAGCCCCTTGACACGCTGGAGAGACAGCGACCCTCGCCGAGGGTTATAATTCGGGATCACACGTCAGCTTTGGCGTTGCCTCTTTCTCAATCTTAAGTGGTTTCTCGCGTACCCCTAAACGCGAGTGACGCAGGTGAAAGGACCTGGCGCTGTAATAGCTATGTTAACACAAGCAAGCTATGAGTCAACGCAAACTAGTGGTGGATTAAATCCCTCCCCCACGGATATACGGGTATTGGACCCTGGCTTTGAAGTCCTCATTCAGGAGGATGATTTGGCCCGGGCTTTTGGTCTTTTGACCACTGGAGAGAGAGACGAAGAGGGTGTTCACCTCTTCGATCCCATCGTCGAGCGAGATGGGAAAATTTATGAACCTTGGCCGGCTTTTGGCTATGGTACACACGCAGTATCTAAGCGATACCCTCCCCCTTGTGGGAGTAAAAGCGTGTCCCATAGACCAATACGGCCTCGAAGCGCAGGTGTTCGGAAAGCCTTTACCGATAGTAGGGCGATTCTGGGGTTGACGACCAAACCTGGTTCCCAGACGCGAGATGGTGGCAAGCACTACAAAGATGTTGCTCGTAGGGAGTTTACGAGCCATAAAGTCAAGAGACGAAAACCTGGTAAGATGATTTTCGACTCCACCCTTGGCTACCCTGGTGAGGGCCACGCTGCTAGAGTTGATAGGCACCATGCTCAGAGGTGCTACAACTGTAGGCAGGTAGGCCACCTAGCTGCCGCATGCCCACAACCCCACCGCCCACCTCAAGGGCAAGGGCGTGGCGAGCGTAGGCCCAGGATGGCTGATGATGCACCTGACGTGCCCTTGAGAGATCTACATGGACGCCCTGCAGCAGAAGCTGCTTTTATGGTTGATGTTAACCAGGGAAGAGTTCAAATGGGTCGCTTGGGTGCCGCCGCTGAAGCGGTTGCTGTTCGTGAGCGGAAGACTCCACAGCAGGTTAGGGAGGAAACTAGAGCTGAGATGCTAGCGTACGCTGAAGTGGCATTCCTTACTAAGGACCTTTCCAGTGTTGCCGATAGACGTGTTGTTATACGATCAATTGGCTCTATTGCTAAGCGTCAACCCCTTGATTTAGAGGGTGTTACGACTTCTAGTTTTGTTTTGGGGGTTATCGCCGACGCGATGGACCGTGCGCGAGCCGCTCGAACCAATCTTGGTTTGCGGCAGCACCAGTCTAAGCGGATGTGGGCAAATGATGTGATGCATGCGGGATTCAATCTCGAGCCACTTCCTAGCCTACCGAAAGACCCCATTACGGCGATTGAGGTTCTAGAGTCAGCGCGACCCTGGACTTCAGTTTTCGCTGTTCCTGGCTCATACTGGGCTTATTATGTACCTCTTATTTTGAGGGTTTTGGTAGTCTCAGTATTTGAGGAATATGTGAAGTATCTTATTCCAACCACACTCTTTACTGTCACTTTTGCGGATCTTCTGCAACATGTTGGCATGCTAAAGATGTTTTGTGATTTGGAGATATTAGATCCTCGTTTTCGTACTAAAAATTCTCCTAGGATGGGAGAGTACGATTTCTATAGTCATCAGTGGAAGTACTGCCTGAATATTGACTCTCTAGAATTTTACGAGCTCTTTTATAGACTTCTCATATCTTTTATCGTTCCAGTCTTTTTCGCACAAATTGAGTACAAGAGATGGGGCCATTCCTTTTACACTAGACTCTTTGGACATTTTATTATACCTTTTCTTGGTTCTTATGTTCATGGAAGTATGGTGCCGATTGGATTGGCCTGCATCCTACATTTTTCATGGAATTATTTTGCCTTTGTATTTTGGGGCAAACCGTGTATGTTGGACTCTTTTAGCGTGGATAGGTTGAACAGCTTGTACGTTAGGCCGGCATTGTGTTTGTTTTCACTGCCTATTAAGCCAATCAAGCTGAGTATTACCTATGCTGAACGAGATAGGCCATCCAAATGTGAGCCACATTTTGGTGGTCGTCGGTTCTTTGGTGTTGAAGGCTATGTCGCTTCCTTCCATAATCCTTGCTCCCATAACGAGCAGATAAGTATGGAAGGTAGAGTTGGCAAGGCATGTCCCGTTCATGATGACCTTATCAATGTCAGAAAGAGATGGGAAAGGACAATACGCCAAGAATCTGATTTTATCTGCGACCAAATTGAGAGAGTCCGCCGCCCTTATCCTTATGAACAGTGGGCAGGGACTTTTCCCCCTAAGAAGAGAGATCAACTGCTTAAGTTGAGAGAGGAGTCCTTTCGGCTTCCTAAGAAGCTTATCGCTTCTTCCTTCTTGAAGTGGGAGCCGACTATGCGTTTGGAGGCAGAAATCGGGTTGGTCGTTGAGAAAGACCCTAGATTCATCCAAGGCTGTCCTGTTGAGTTGACAGCTACTTGCGGTCCTTATGTCCGCCGCCTTGCTAAGAATGTGAGAGAGGGCTTACGCCCTCGCGACTTTGATCCATCCGAGATCCTCGCAGGAAAACAGATCATATATACTTGTGGTCTAAGCCTAGAGAAAATTGGAGAGGTATTTGCCGCTGCAATATCTTGCATTATGCAAATGTGTGATTCCGGTGAGTATGTGTCCTACTTAGAGGACGATCAATCCCGGTTTGACCTTCATTTAACTGAGGGTCCCTTTAAGTTTCTAAACAGCCTGTACAGACGGAAATTATCTATGCGGGTTGCTAAAGCTTTGAAAAGGGGCATATCTAAGGGACGTTCTTCCCTAGGAACTCGGTATCAGGTTAATTACACAATGCAGTCAGGGTGGCCAGACACATCAGTCGGTGATACACTGGTTAATGTTGCTATGAAATACAGTATCCATGGACGTGGTCGGAAGTGGATTAGTATAATTTGTGGCGACGACAGTGTGACCATAACGACTAACCGTGAGTTGGATCTTTTGGGAGGTGTTAAGGGTATTCAGAACATGTACTCTGTCTTCGGAATGGAAGTTGAGGCTAAAGTTGCCACTAATCCCCTGGATGTTGAGTTTTGTTCTGCCCGATTCGTGCCAGTTGGAGAGGGCTACGTTTTGGTGCCTAAGTTGGGTAAGCTTCTCGCCCGACTAGGCTGGGATGGTGTTGACCGTCCTAAGTTGAAGCAGTTGGAATGGCTCCGTGGCATTTGCAACACGTTGAGCCAGTTTGGTAAACTTGACCCGCTTTTGGGTCGTTTTGCTGGTGTTCTTAGACAGGCTTGCGGCAGTGGTGTTGCTTTGACCTCCCGAAGTGAATATGTGTTGTTCTCTGACGGTAGTGTCGAAGTTTCAATGGATGATTATCTTTATCATCTGAACCACCGCTATAGTTTGGCTGAGGCTGACTTTCAGTGCATGCTCAAATGCATTGATGAATGGAAGTTCGGTGATGTCTTTACACACCCTTACTTTCTTCATGTCGCCTCGCTAGATTCCTGAGAATGCTGGCATTAAGACGCAGGCTAGTAGTCCAAATCTTGTTGAGTGTGACTTGTCGGAAACTTTGAAAAGCCCGGCTTTATGCACTAGGTACAAGCGATCACTATTGGGTTCCACGACCCCACGTAGCTGAGTGGTATTCCGCAAACCAGTAGATTGAATCTTGTTTTGAATCACATGCAAGCATCTATTGTTGGGTTTTACGACCCCACGTAGTTTAGTAAATTAAACACAATATCTGGGAGACTTGGGTTTTTCTTGATCACTTGTCGGACACTTTGAAAAGCCCGGCTTTGAACTGTTGGAATTCGGGTCTTTCTGGACTTAGTGTTTAATTAGCCTTTTGTGGCGACAGAGTTGAACTGTATAAAACTTGGAAGCAGGCATTGTATGTTTCTACCTGGGGC